ACAGTTGGCCCTTGGGGAGTGCTTTTATTTTGCTTAAAAACTCATTAAATGAGTCACCGCGCAAGCCGTTTGAAACTTTGTTCCAATGCCAACTTACCGGTCCGGTCTTAGCATAGCAACCGGCGTCAATAAATGGACATGTCTTCGGACACGTTTTCGCTTCTGTAGTACTAACCGGAATTGGTCCTACTTTACTATTGCTAGATACTCTTGATAAATGCGTAATATATTTGTTCATGTTGTAACCTCTCACAGTTGTTTTAAATAACGTTGTAATATTACGTTAATATAACGTAAATAACTAAACATTTGTGAACGGTTTATATATAGTAATATCGTAATACATATTTACAAAATAGGCACGCAACGGCCACCGCTTGCACTTGGTCCGCCTTAGTTCTATTTAGTTACAATGAGCGCGCCACCGTCGACAGGATACGGTTTATTAATCCGTTTTTTATATATTTATACCCGATACCACAAGGCGCAGCCGATTTTTCGCTATGTAGGCACTCCCTAAAAATTTTTTTCTCTTTTTGTGAACACCTTACAAACGCTACATTAGCGCCACATGGATTGGGTAGAACTAACAGATGAAGATGCGGAACGCCTGATTAGAACCATCACTCGTGCAAAAGATTATGCAAAGAAGATGGCAATATTCCAAAGTGGTTTCCTAGCACCTGAGATGCGATGGCTGCAAACGTCAGCACATGATCTCTACGATGAGCTATCGCCACGCGAACGCGAGGTATTTAATATGCGCATCCAGCAACACACATTTCCGATCATAGCAGATGCGCTCGGCATCAGCGAAAGCAGTGCAAAGACCTACTGGCTCAGAACAATGACCAAATGCGCCAAGCTCTTTGTGTCACCGAATAAGCTATAAGTATATGCCTAAGAAAGTAAATATTGATCCTGATAAAGTAAAAATGCTCGCCAGTTTTGGCTGTACATACCTAGAAATTGGTAAGTACTTTGCTGTAAATGAGGCACTGATACGCAAGAAGTACAGAGCCGAGTACGAGCAAGGCAAGGAAGAGATGAAGCTCTCACTGCGTCAGCTCCAATGGAAACACGCTGGACAAGGCAACACGGCACTGCTCATATTTTTGGGTAAGAATTATTTAAACCAAACTGATAAGTCACAAGTAGACCACACCAACAACCTGGAGTTAGTACTAAAAGAAGCAGGGTTTCAAGGTAACCCAATGGATGATCAAGCAGATAGTCAACAAAAAGAAATTGTGGAAGCTGGTGGGATACCAACCGACTCCGCAACAGCTTAGTATACACGACAGTACAAAACGATTTCGCATCAATTGCCAAGGACGCCGTAGTGGCAAGTCCTACTCAGCAGCATACGAAATACTTCCATATCTGCTAACACCAAACACGCGTGGCTGGATCGTATCACCAAGCTACAACCTATCGCAAAAGATTGCGCGTATTATTAAAGAAGATATTATGGTCAACCTCAAATTGCCAATTGAGAACAAGAAAGAGGTTAATGGCGATTTGTATTACATAAAACTTGCTGGACTAAACTCGGAACTGTCGGTCAAGTCAGCAGATTCGCCAGAATCATTAATTGGTGAGGGCGTTGACTACTTAGTCATTGACGAAGCCGCCGCAATGCCAAACAAACTTATATGGGAACAATATTTGCGCCCAACACTATCAGACCGCCAAGGTTGGTGCTTAATGGTTTCCACGCCTCGTGGTATGAATTGGTGGAAAACGTTATGGGAGCGCGGAAGCGATACAAACTATCCTGATTGGGAAAGCTGGCAACATCCAAGCAGTCAATCACCATTTTTTAAAGATGATCCTGAAGAACTAAAAAAGGAATTAACCAATGAAACATATATGCAAGAATATGAAGCTCAATTTACCTCATTTGCAGGCAAAGTCTACCCATTTAACAGAGCCATTCATGTACGAAAAAACCTTAAGTACAATCCCAGCTTGCCTGCATATGTTGGAATTGACTTCGGTTTCAGGAAACCAGCGGTTTCATTTTTCAACATTGACTTTAAGTCAAAAGGATTACCAACTATCTATCAATTTGACGAAATAGCAATGGTAGAAAATATAAAAACAGAAGATTTAGCAAATATGGTCCGTAAAAAGCCATACCAAATTGCTGCTTATTTTGGCGATCCGGCTGGTGGCGGTAGGTCAAGTCAGTCAGGAGTATCAGATATACAGATTTTTTGGCGTATGGGTATGCGCGTACGCTACCGCAAAGATGCAATGACGCGTAATGTGGTAAATGGAGTATCGCATATGCGTAGATGGTTTGAAGATGCAAATGGTGATGCACATTTTTTTGTATCCGATCGCTGTAAAGGTAGTATTGCAAGTTACGAAAACTACCGCTATCCTGAGAACAGAGCAGAGCAGTCTGTAAAGGAAGAACCACTTAAATGTGGCGTGTTTGATCACATTCCTGACTCAACTAGATATATGATATGTAATCTTTTTCCTATAAAGAGTAGAATGGCTGGTGTAATAGATTGGTAAAAAATATATGGTAACAATTCCTGATTTATCGCAAAGTGCGATAGCTGAAAGTTTAAAAGATAGTTTAAGATACATCGAAGATGAGCGCGTGCGCGAACGTGACTACTTAATGGACTGGTACGAGGGTATCAACATTGATAGTTATGTACGCGACTACTTTAGTGCAGAAACACTAAGACAAGCGCCACTGATTAATTCTAACATAACTGGAAGAGTCTGCGCTGTACGCAGTATGACATATAAGCGCCCCCCAAGAATGCGCGCTTCGGATACTTACCTTGCCTCCATAAACGTCCACAGTCTTAATGCGCAGCGCAGGCAACTTGAAAGGCTAACATTTTTATTAGGATGTATGGCATTTCGCTCTAGATGGTGCGAATTAGAGCAAGAATTAAAGTATGAGATATTATCTCATTTTACGCCAATCTTTCTTGCTGGTGATAGTAGAGATCAGCCAATTGGCGTTTGTTATCCAATTGAATATCAAGGCAATAGCAGAATGGATGCGCCAATGCACGCAGTGTGGACTGAATCTCGCCCAGGTTACCAAGGTGAGCATTATCTGCTAGATGAGCATGGCATGAAGATAAGCGTTAATGATGGTGATATTAATCCCTATGGCGTACTGCCAGTAACGTTTTGCCATCGGCATCCACCAATAAGAGATTTTAATAGCGTTAAAAACGCAATGGATGTTGCACAAGCTGATCTAGCACTAAATGTGTCTTTGTTTGAGCTTGAGATTGCAGTTCGTTATGGTGCAATGGGTATCAAGTTTGTTGCTGGCGTAGATGATGCGAGTAGAATACAAATTGGTACAGATAAGATTTTATATTTACCCGAGGGTGCTAATTTTGGCGTTACCAATAGTGGTGGCTCACTTACTGAGATTGTAGATGCTACAAGGTTCTTTGTTGAGTCAACATTAAACAATAATCACATAAGAGCCAAATTTGCACGCGATGACTCAGGTAATGCGCCAAGTGCAGCTAGTTTATCAATTTTAGAGATGGAAGCTCGTGATATTACGACTGGCGAAAAAGAAGATACATGGCGGCCCTGGGAACAAAAGCGCTACAAAATCGATAGAGAAATACTTCGTGTAGAAGCAGGAGTAGATGTTGGTGAAGATTACAGTGTAGACTTTCTCGAACCAAATTATGCTCTCACCCCTGACACGGAGATCGCATTGTGGACATGGCGCTTTGATCAAGGACTTGCAAGTAAGCAAGATTATTTTGATTATATGAATCCTGACGCTAGTGAAGAGCAACGTGCAGATTTTCAAGCACAGCAAGAACAGTCTCAGGGAGAAGACCAACCAGCTAATCGTTTATTAGATAGATTACAGAATGCCAATAGATGAGGCTTTAGAAGCATATTTAGCAAGCTTAGAACAAGCTGAAGACGAATTTCTTAATGATGTTGAAAAGCTGCAAGACGAGGGTTTATCTACAGAAGAGATACTACTGTTTATTGCAGCATTAGACATTTCGACATACTTCATTGAGGATTTACAGTTATCGCAAGGAATTGGTGCATATATGGCAGCCAGTGACGCTATTTTAGATAACTTGCCCTTTTTTGGAGCAACTACAGAGACAAAACTTGTTGCTCTGCGCAATATACAGCAAACAATGATTTTAAACTTATCTAATGACATTGCATCAAAGGTTCAAGTGACACTTGCACAAGGGATTGCAAATAACCTACCTAAAGCTGAAATAAAAGCATTGATGTCAGGCGTTGTCGGTGGTGCAAGACCTGATGCGGTTATTACAACGATGCTTGCAACATATGAGCAAAGCGTTATCGGTACAATGGCTGAAGATTTACCGGATGATACACTGTGGACATACATAGGTCCTAAAGACGAAAAGAATCGCGATGTATGTAGAACGTATTTAAATCAAGGACCACTTACTAAAAGTCAAATTACTGCTATTAAATCAGATGGGTTTATTTTTCGCGGAGGATGGCGTTGCCGTCATCAATGGGGTGTTGTAGATGGCTAAATTAAGTATAATACAAAAATTACTCAAATTCTCATCGGATGATTTAAAGAAGTTTGCAGAAAAAATTCGTGATACGCATGTATTGCAAACAAGAAAAGGTATTGATGCTTTTGGTAAAACATTCAAGCCGTATTCTAGGTCTTATAAAAGTAAAAAAGCCAAAAGAGGTTTTGCAAAGCAAATTAGTACGCAAGTAAGTCCGCCGGACCTAACTCTTACTGGCAAAATGTTTAAAAAGTTCCAAGTGATGTCCACACGTACAGAACCTGAATTACAGATTAAGTACGGTATTAAATCGAACAAAGATGGTCACAAACTAGCGAAGAATAATAAGACGCGTGTCATCGCTGGTAGTAATAGAGTAGGGCCACTAGTACAAAAAGAAGTGGTCAAGATGTTTGAAAAGAACACGCAAAAAAACTTGAAAGCAATTTCACGCCAACGATTAAAAGTAACGTTGTAATGAATAGGAGACAGTATGTCTGAAGATAATGTGCAGAACGCACCTGGTGACAAACCTTATGTCGAGCGACCACCAGTAGAAAAAGCAGTAGCTCAAGAGGCGGCGGCCGAACAACCGCAGGATCAACCAACTAACCCTGAAGTTGGAGACTTGATCGCAGAATCAAAGAAATACAGGGCAAGAAGTCAAAAAGCAGAAGCTGAACTTGCACAAATGCAAAAGCAAGCAGAAGCTCAACGCACCAAAGAGTTAGAGGCCAAAAAAGAATGGCAAACTCTTGCGGAAGAGCGCGCTGCTAGGCTTGCAGAGCTTGAACCAATTGTGGAACGAGCAATGAAAGACGAAGCACAAATGCGAGAGCAGATACTGAATGACTTTAGTATAGAAGACCGTGAGACATTTGGAGATTTACCTATGGCAAAGCTTCGAGCGTTACATGGTAAAATTGTTCAACAGCCGAAAGTAGCTATCGCTAATAATCCGGCAGTTCCTGCAAATGAAGTCCAAGGTGATTGGACTCAGATGAGTGAAAAAGAAAGAAAAAAGAACTGGCCGCAAATTATCGAGAGATACCGCCGTGCTAAAACTTAGGAGCTATAATGGCTAATTATTATGGATTTACTGGTGATGTAACCCAAAAATCAGATATCGATGTTTTCGTACCTGAACTATGGGCAGATGGAGTTTATCGTTATTTCGAGAAAAACTTAGTTTTCAAACCATTTTTTGATGACTACAGTTCTCTTGTTCAAGGACGAGGCGATATTTTGCACATCCCTACAATGCAAGAAGTTGCAACTGATGACAAAGCAGCAAACACTGCTGTTAGTTATACTGCAAACGTTGAAACAGACATTGATCTTGCGATTGACCAACACAAATACAGCGCAAAATTATTTGAAGATATTGCGATGGTTCAATCGAACGAGCAGCTTTTTGATAAGTATGCTCAGTCAATGGGTTATGCGCTTGCAAAAGCTGTAGATGTGAAGATTGAAGC